CACTGCCGGGGCAGTGAGCCCCGTTGTCCTCTGCACGATCACCGCCGGGCCACCCCGGCGACCAGTCGCCTTGCGCAATGCCCGCTGTAGCCGAGCCCGATCCGCGCGAAGCGCCTCACACTCTTTGCGTACCCGGTCTAGTTCGTCACCGTCAACGTCCCGCTTTTCCACCGTGGGATCAGCGGGCGCGGGATCCTGTGCCGCTGCCGAATGGGAATGGCTCGCGAGTTGTGCGCGCAGCACGGCAGCCTCGGCAATCGCGCGCTGGTGCGCGATCTGAGCTGACAGGTCAACAGCCGGCGCGGGTTCCGTTTCGACGGCAGGCTCGCGTGTAGGCTCCGGCGCGGGCTCGACAACTTCTGTGGACGCATCCGTTGCCGTGTCGTCCGCCTTGCCCATGTCGTCATCGCTGGCCGCGAGGCGGTCACGCAGGTCCGCGGGTAGCAGTGCGTCGAGCGCGTTCTCCGAATCGAACGATACCTCGATGTCCTCTGCCAGTGCCGCGCGCACGATCCGCTCGTACACCGCACCCTTGCTTGCGTCGTCAGGATACGCGTCGGCGTTTCCCTTGAACCGAGACAGCGCGTTGCGAATCCGAGCCGCGTCACGCTCGTTGTCTTCTTGGCCGAGCGGGTACTTGAGGTTGACAGGATCGCCGTACAGGCGCTCCGTCGTGGGGTTGCCGGCCGGATAGGACAGATTCGCACCCTCGTCCAGTGCCGCGATTCCGTACCGCTCGGAGCGCGCCGCCTGGGCCGCGCGCTTGTCCTCGGTCGCAGCGTCCGACGCAGGCACGGCCTTGAACATGTCGCCCGCTGCCTTGAGCGTCGGGAAGTGCCGTTGCCCGCCCCAGTTCGCACCGAAGTCCACGAGCGAAACAAAGATCGGCCGAATGTCCACGAGGCGGTGGACCTCGTCCTCGTCGGTGTCCTCGCGCTGGTCCTTGATGTAGATGGTCATGCCGCCGCCTCCTCGCCGGAACCGGCCACATCGAACGGCACCTTCGTTGCGTATCCCCCCGGTGACACCGCCTGTAACGTGCCGTCTCGCATGGCCTTCCACAACTCGCCGTCAGTGTCGAACTTGAGCGTCACGAGCCATGATCCCACGGCCGGAGTATACGCGGCGTCACCATCTCCAAGCGTGACCGGACTGCGCATCACGTAGGACTCCACCACGCGGACCAGGGATCGGTCCAGCGGCTCGAACGAGTGCATCAAGTCGATCATGCCCCCGTTCTCCAGCCAGTAGTGCGCGGCCTTCTCGATGTCCTCGACGCCGAATACGTCGCCCTGCGTGTCCGGGTTAACCGGAGCGCCGTCGGTGCCGTCGTTGGCCTCCATCACGAGCAGCGTCGCCAGACCGCGATCCTCTTGGCCCTCGTCAGCTTTGTGGAGCCACACCCGCGGCCGCCTGGACAGTAGACCGGCGTTGAACTCCTTGGCGGCCTTGGCGATCGGTGCCGGCGGCGCCTCCGGCGGATCCTCTGGCGGGGCAACTAGCAATTCGTCACCGTCCACCACGCCGTCGAACGATAGGCGCACGTCGGCCACGTGCCTGGCAACCGTCCCGACCTTGGGAGCCCCAACGGGCGCACCGGCGAACCCCTGCGCGGCCTTGGAAACCGCCTCGGGGTCGCCGGTCAGGAACAGCACCGGGGCGCCGTCCGCGCCACGTCCGCGGTACAGTCGCACCGGGTTACTCCTTGGTGGCCAGCAGGTCGGCGGCGATGGCGTTGTAATCGCCGATGTACCGGCCGCCGCGCTTCTCCACGTCGGCCTCGGGCTCGTCGTCTGTGGACTCGGACTCGTCGTCGGAATCCGCGGCGTCCGCGCTGTCGTCTGCGGCGTCGTCTGCGGTGTCGTCCTGAGAGTCGTCGGTCTTGGCCACGAGCAGTTCGGCAACGCGCTTGAGCGTCTCCTCGCTCGGGGCGTCGTCGCCCTTGCCCATGCTGGCGATGGCCAAGTCCACAGCGTTGCGCACGTCCCACTCGCCGGCAAATGCCTTCATGATGTCGTCGGACGTCAACTCGGCACCGCTCGTCAGCATGTCCTTGAGCGCGAGCAGTCGCGAGGAGTACCCCTCCAGTGCCTCGATGGCCAACTGGAGCGCCAGTCCCATGTCTTCGGCCTTCTGCACCGCCTCGGCGTCGGGTTCGGCCGGCGCGCCGATCTTCTCGACGCTTGCCACGAGCGCGTCGATCTTGGCGGTCAGTTCCGCCACGAGCACGGACGCACTGGGCTCCACCGGAACCTCGACGTCCAATGTGCCCTCTGGATCCGCGACGTCCGCTGCCTTGGCCAGCACATCCGACAGGTACTTCGAACGATCCGCGTCGGGCGCGGCGGAGAGCCGTGCGTTCTCGCCAGCGGCCCACTTGACCAGTTCCGCGACCGTCATCTTCTGAGTCAGAGTTGCGCCCATGGGATGGATCCTTTCTTGTGCTTCTTGTACCCGCGCCCCAAGTTCTCCTGCGGCGCGTACTCAATACCAGCCAACTCGCAAGCGAGGGCCGTGGGGATTGCGTTCTCCCACCGCCCGATCGTGTAGCCCAGTTCGGCCCACATGACCCCGAACCACTTGAGACAGATCCGCACGCGGCGACGTGCCTCGGTCCGGTCGCACGATGGCGCGCTGCCAAAGGACTCGCGCACCACCCGCTCTATTACCTGCTTTACCTGTTCCCGCTGGTCCCGGTCCAGTTCCAGATCGTCTAAGAACTGCCCGGGTTCGCGCTCCTTGATAATGAACGACACGTCGCCTCCTCTGTCCCTGCGCCCTACTCTGGGCGCTCGATTGCCCCGAGGCCCAGGCCGAGAGGCGCCACCGTCAGCGCCAACGCCTGGACCCAACCGTCGAAACCTCTCCACCCCGTGACCTCGCGGCCCGCGGCTGTCAAGAATCGCACACGCGCCAGATCCTGCCTGTCAGCGATTGCCGCGCGAACTGTGGCCGCCGCTCCAAGGTTGTCGCGCCCAACGGCCCGCACGCGAGGCACCCCGCCAACGGCCGGGCCGCTCCAGTCCACACGCACAATCAACGCGCCACCGCGCACCAGATCGATCCCTGCGCTCATAGGAACGCCCCCTGGAGCCACGCCAGCAGGAACCCGACGTGTGCCGGGTTGGCCTCCCACAGCGTGGCCAGTTTCGCGGCCATTCGCGGGGCCACTGCGTGCATTGCCACGCCGGACACCAGAGCCCGCTCGGGATCTTCCGGCCACCTGGCACCGGTCAGCACGTCTCCCCATCGCCCACGCTCCACGCGAGCGCCATCTGGGAGGGTGAACAGCGGCCCGCCGCCTGTGCGCCACTCGTCACGCGCCATCGCCCCGGCAGCGCCGTTGGCGCCCATGCCGTCCAGCCACTCGGCTAGGGCCCGATGAAGAAACCGCCCCTGCACCGCGTTAGTTCCGCGGGGTAGACGGATCACGTTGCCAGTCCATCCCAGTGGTCCGGGATCTGTCACAAGTGGCGGGAGGGTCGGCACGCGGCCAGCGAACCGCGGCGACAGCCACGACAGCGGCTCGGCGTACAGGGCGCGTGCCTCGCGCTCGGCCAGTTGCCCGGGAAGCCCAGTCCGACGCGACAGGGCCCACAGCGCCGGGTCCGGTGCCCGGCGTTTCGCCTCGACAGCCAACCCCTCGCGCAGCACACCGCCGAGCTTCGGCTTGCGCAGGGCGCGACCGGCCCGTGTGGCCCTAGCGGCGAGCACGCCCTCGTTCAGCACGAGCACGGCGTCGCGGACGCGCTGGCGCACCTGCTCCTCCAAGGCAATCCCGTCGAGCAACCCGGGGCGCATGTACGGATCCGCGCCTTCGGACGGTACCGCACCGAACGGAGCAGGCGTGCCGCGCCGCGGAGTCGGAACGGCCACCACGGGCCTGTCCAGACGCGGCGGTATCGCGTAGGCGCCAGGCCCAGGCGGCGGAACCGCGGGCGGCGTGGGTGGACGAATCGGCGGCCCAGGGACGGCGACCGGGGTGTGCCCGCGAGGGACCTGCACCGGGCCGAGCACCGGAACCGTCGTCGAGCGACATAGGTGATGGAACGGAGGAAACCCGATCCCTTTGTCCACGAGTTGATTCCCGGCCACCCGCCCGCCGTACACCCCGCCGTTGTGCGTGCCCACCGGGGCGCGGTTCTGCGCGTCTACCCGTGTGCCGACGCCCGACTGATGGATTTCGGCAATCGTGTCACCGCGCCCGGTCCTCAGATACCGACGATCCCCTTCGCGCACCGTTCGCACGAACGGGCTCTCCTGGTATATGTCCTCGGGGTTCGTGATCGCGTTTGCGCGAGCCATTGCCTGGCGTGCGTCTCCCACTGAGATGACCTGTCCGTCGAGGTAACGACAGTTGTGTACCACCACGCCCTCGGCGATGTATGTAGGATCGTCCTCTACTTGTAGGTTGTAGACGTAGCGTTGGCCGCGGACGTGCTCGATGCGTGTGACACGTTCCGTGCCTCCAGAGCATCGAAGATACTCCTCCACACTTCTTTCTCGCGCTTGACCGGTGTGAGCGCGCCTAGATCCTTCTGTGAAATTCTCGCCAGGGCGTAACCAGCTTCCGCGATCTTGCGCTCCTTTCGACGCTGCCCCCTCCACCGAGCATCGTTCATCTTTTTGTCGTGCCAATAGTTCCCGTCCACCTCTACGGCAACCATCATGGACGGGATCACTAAATCTATGGAATACCTGTCGACCTGTAGTTCTCGTTCCACCGTGACACCGCGACTCAGTATCGCATTCGCAACCACAGACTCCCACTTGGTCATGTCTCTCGAACGCTCCCGGCAGGCGATCCCGCAGAACCTCGGGTTCAATCGAATGCTCGGCTTGTATTCGAACTCCTTTCCGCAGACCTCGCACGCTCGCACAGCACGGCGCCTGCGACACTCTATCGAGCAATGCACCCTTTTCTTTCCGGCTTTCTCCGAACTCGGACGGACACGGAATTCCTTGCCGCAAACCACGCATGTCCTTGCAAGATCCGACTCCGTGAATCCCGACCGCTGGTGATCTCTCCGGCACTCCGTCGAGCAGTATTTCATCTGTCCGCGTTTCACGTAGATACTGCGCGCCTCGAATGTCTTTCCGCAGTTCAGGCAGGTCCTTTCGACCCACGCCCCTGGTTTCCGTGTTCCCTTGGCTGGCAACGATTCCTCCTTGCGCAATCTCATCGGCCCGGCGCCAACCGCCTGGGGTGAGGATGCAATGATTACCCGTTACCAATATATGACGACCGGACGAAAGATGCAACCTTAGCAATTTTTGCGTAACGCGCTTTGAAACAGCTACAACCATCCGCACGCGCCCAGATCCAGTAATCACCGAATCCCCTGGGTTTACTTCTGAAATCTTGCGCTCGCCTCGTGGCACAGAAATAAGCGTATCCCCGTCAAAGCATGTGTCCGTGGTTCTTTCGTCCAGCACGGCTGTAATCTGGTAGTATTCGATCCCCGCGTCCGAGTAGCTTGCCGCCATGCTCCACGATCTCGCCCGCTGCATCCCCACAGACGCGCAGGCCAGAGCGTAGTTCCCGGCGCGGCGCACGTAGAGATCGGGGATCTCGGCGCGCAGCCGCCTGGCCACGACGTCAGTTCCCAGGCCGTCGCGCAGGCCGCGCTCCACGATCTTGCGCCCCTGTGCGGTCATGGTGTCCGAGATCCGAAAGTGCGCGTCCCGCAGGAACCACCCCTGCTGTGCTGCCACCTGCCGGATGGCCGCGCGGTCCTCCTGCCCGAACGCCATGTTGATCCGCGGTAGATGCACTGCACGGATCCATGCGCGAGTCTCGCCTGCAATCAATTTCGCCTGCGCCTCGACGCGGGCGACCCACGGTCGGGCCAGCGTCTCAATGGACGCACGGCGCATCACCGCGTCCGCCCGGGCGAAAGCCCGGTTGATCTCGGCTGCCGACGCCTTGCCCCACTCCACGTCTAGTGCGCGCAGGTACTCCCGGATCCGCGGGGCACTCCATGCGGCCGTCTCGCGGCGCAACTGCCCGGCGAGTTGCGTTACCAGGCGGTCGAGCACGTCCGTTGGGTCTGGAGGGGCCGATGCCTTGCGCAGGGTGTCCGCGTCCGCCACAAGGCGGAACACAATCCTGCCGTCTTTCCTCTTGGCGACGGCTTCGTACAGCGCCGTGTGCGGCCCCATGCTCGCCGCCTCGATCATCGCGGCCCCAGGTGCCGCGGAGAGCAGACGGCGCGGACCATCGGCCCCCAGGGCGGCCCAGCCGTGCGCCGGAGACACTGCCGCCGCCAAGGCGTGATCCCTCGTAGGACCCACGTCGCGCACTGGCCACAGCGTGGCCCAGGCTGGCGGTGACTGTCGCGTGGCCTAGCCCTCGGTCTGCACCTGCGGCGGCAGGGTAGCCCGCAGGTGCTCCAACAGGTCGCGTGGCATGACCTCGCCCAGCCGTGTCGTGACGGGCGATGACGGGCGTTGTGTGCGGGCCTTGCGAGACTCCTCGCCATGCTTGGGTTGCGTGCGTTCCTCGGTCACGGTTTGTGCTCCTCGGTTGGTTTAGGGCCTATCTGGCCCGGTAGGTCACATCATGCGGCGGCTCCCCGGGGCAGCCAATCAGTCGAACGCGGATCGCGTTACGGTTCTTCTCCAGCACCCGCACCTCGCGGCACTCTGGGTTGCGGTTCCTCGCCACCTGTTCCAGGTTTGGACCGCAGCCTGTTAGCCCGGCGACAATCCACAATGCGAGCATCCCAACGACGATGCAAATCAGGACTCCTGCCAGCCATCTCATGAAGTCACCTCCGGTGGACGGCGCACGCCAAGTCGCGACAGGATATCGGGGATCGGTGTCGCCGGTCGATTCGGCGGATCGCATGGCACGGCGCGCCCGGCCGCAATGCGAAACCACCGCCCGCACCGCCCATCGCAGCCGCACCGCACCGGCTCTAGCAATGTCGGGGCCTCGTCTGGCCCGGCCAGTCGCCCGGCCACAACCGACGTAACACCGCAGGCCGGACAGCGCATCTGGATTGTGACCGTCGGCGGATCGTCACCGCGCGCAGCGTCCACGCGATGCAGGTTCATGTCGCCAGGCCCCGGCCGCTGACGGCGAGAAAACTCGCGCCGTATCACCATGGGCCCGTCGTACCATGCGCGCTCGGTCATGCCGGCCCGTCCTCTGGAAGGTGCACCCCGGGCGTTACCTCCACGGCGCCGGTGTCACCGTCGTAGACGAGATCGTGAATGCCGGCGATCCGCTCCAGTTTCTGCCCGATCACCTGCTCGACGGCCGCGGCCAGCCAGGACATGCGAACCCGCACCATCTCCTCGGGATCCTCACCGTCCGGTGCCGACCCCGGCAGGATGCCCGCAGTGGTGAGCGCCAGCGGCTGGCGTGCCCACTCCTCGGCCAGCGGGTCCAGGTCCATTCCCAGGGCCTCGGCAGCGACGCGGCGCACGTCGTCGGGCACGAGACCGCCGTGCTTCGCGAACACATCCGCAGCGTCGGCCAGTGCGGCCGCGTCCGTGGTGGTGGGCGACCCTGACACGAACTCCACAAGGTCACACCCCAGCTCCGGGAGGATGCGCTGATTCATGATCCAGTCGAACGCCTTGCGCTCCGGTGCAAACACCTGCTGGTCCGCGAACTCCAGCGAGGCGTACGAGTTAGCCCTGGTCAGATCGGACGGCGCCTCTCCGCGGAGCAGCGGAGGCAGACGGAACGCGGACCCGATCTTGTCGCGGTTCGCCTTGTCGTACTTCGTCCAGCCGGTGTCGTCCTTGTTCGCCCCCATCAGGTCAATCCACTGGACCGCCGGCGTGGGGTTGCGCTCGGTGCCGCGCGACGGCGGAGCCTTCACCTCGATCACCAGCGCCCGGTGGAATCCTTCAATCC